TCTTATAGTTACTTTGCCCGCCCACACTCAGATTAGTAACATGGTGGCGCTCTATCAACGGAGATAACCACAACTTTCCTTCGGGCTCGTTAAATGCACAGGTGTGACTAAATGAGTCACCAACAATAAGAATATTCATACTATATATTGTACGTGGGTTAAAGTTTAAGTGCAAATCTTATATTGCCAATTATTCTTCGTAGTGTCCACCACCACCGCCCCAATCTCCTTGGCGAGTGTAGCTTGGTGAATAATTGTTCATCTCTAAGATATCATCACGGATATTTTGATTGCGTTTCTCAATATTTAGAACACGTGTAAAGCTGTTGGTGATCGCCGCGGTATAATAAGCAAAAGGATTTTGGCTTTTTGCTTCATCAAACTGTAGGCCGATCTGGCTTAACTGTAACAGTGCTTGACTACGCATTTCATCGTTATAGGTATACCCACGCCAGTTACTACGTGTGGCATAACGCTCACATAATTTAATGAACATATGAGCTAGTTTAGCAGTCATGGAGCCGTGATCTTTTGAAAATTTACCTTTTTCTACTCCGCCTTTCCAGTGGCTTAGACCTACGCATACGGGAGTTAATTCTTCGGTGACTTGATAGTGTTGGAATGGGGGAAAGTTAACTTTGGTATACTTAGTAGCACCTTTAACTACTATAGGCTCATCATATTCAGTTTCAAAATTTTCTTCGTCTGCATCGTATTCTTCTTGTGCTTTGGCATCAGCTTTTTTCTGTTTAACATCGTCGATGGGTATATGATCCCAGGTCATGACGCGGAATACCACATCAGTCACTGGAATGTCTTTAGTTGGGGTTAAGAATTCATCCAATTTACGTTTATTACCTAATAATAGTTCTGCTTCTTGCGCTTCTTTAGCTAGACGTTCTGCACGAGCTTTACGTGCTTCCTGCACGACTTTCTTAGTGATCTTGTCAACACCAAGAACAATCATGTCATAACTTTTTACTTCATCATTGATAAAACTACAATAAGTTAGCTTACTTTTTGCAATTTCTTTAAGAATATCTTTATTGTTTAGATAATTCACCTTTCTGGCCATGTTTACGTTTCCTTTTAAACTACTACTATTATATAACCTATAAATACATAAAAGCAAGAGGTATTTATATTATGGCTTTACCAAATTTTTCGCAGATAGCAAAAACAGCCACAAACTTCGCACAGACATCGAGTGTGCAAAAAAGTTCAGGTACTGTATTTGATCTACTGAATCCTGCCAATGCCCGCAGATCTAAAGCAGGCTTTCCTGGTCTAGGGGGCATCGGTGGTCTAGGCAAGGTAATGCCTAATTTTGGCTTTGGCAGCGGATCTCCTGGACTAGGTGCTAGTGCTGCAGGTGAAGATGATTGGCGTGTGAGATTAAGCCTAGCTGATGGTGCTAACATATTTTACAAAGATCCCGGTGTGAATTTCAATACCATCATGACTCCTTTGATAGAAACCAACGGTGTAATATGGCCCTATACCCCCAGCATCCAAGTCAGCCACGTGGCTAACTATTCAACTGCCGTGCTTACACATAGTAATTATTCCGCACACTTCTACAACAACTCAGATGTGAGTGACATAACCATCAGCGGTGAATTTACCGTGCAGAGCCAAGAAGAAGGGCAATATCTCATGGCAGCCATATATTTCCTAAGGGCATCTACTAAAATGTTCTTTGGACAAGGTGCTAACATAGGTAATCCACCTCCCATATTATTCCTAGATGGCTACGGTAGCCACTATTTCCCACATGTACCTTGCGTGATCACTAATTTCACTCATAACCTTTCTAACGACGTAGACTATGTGCAGGTACCTATCACGCAGACTAGCCTAGAAGATGTGGCAATCACGGCTCCAGATAATCCCAATGGTGGCGGTGGACCTAATCTCTATGATTACGGTACAGGCGATCTTAAATCAGTAAGTTACGCACCCAATTTTGGCAGTAAGAAAGCAACCAGTACACAGAAATATTCTACGATCACGTCAACTACACGTGTGCCTACATCCAGCACAGTATCAGTGACAGTGCGACCTGTGTACAGCAGACAGAATCTACATGATAGATTTAATCTCAGCGAATTCGCACAGGGCAAATTAATTGGTGACAAGAAGAAAGGCTTTGGAGGATTCCTATAATGGCAGTGAACTACAGCAAGACCAGCCCATATTCCAACACCGAAACTTTCGCTTTCTTTCTGGATGTGGCTAATCTGCCCGCTATCCCATTAGATTCCAGCGATACGCAGTATATTATCGACGGTATTTATGAACATCGCCCAGATCTCCTGGCCTATGACCTCTATGGCGACAGCAATCTTTGGTGGGTGTTTAGCATACGTAATCCCAATGTCTTACAGGATCCCATCTATGACTTCCTACCAGGTGCTACTATCTATGTTCCCAAAAAGGATACCCTAACCGCCGCGTTGGGTTTATAAGCAATGGCTTATTTAGATGAACAAGACAGAATACGCAAACAAGCCCAAGTCACCGCTCAAGCCAACGGAATAGTAAGTAAAAGCAATGATGTAGTAGGGACAGCAGAAGTTTTTATTAGTCAAGCGACCCCAGCGCAGGATACCACCGTGAGATTTGGTGGTCCTAGTGATCAAGAAAAATCTTTAACTAATATCTCAAATAAAAGTGCATTACTCACACAAAAAATTGCTATAACCAGGCAAATCAACTATAATAATGAATTTCTTACTCTATTTGGTGATGAATCTAAAACTTGGGTAAATGATCCTGCTATCGTCAATGCAAGACAACAAGTACAAACAGCTACCTTGCAACTTGAAACAACTAGAATTAAAATTGGTGATACCATAGCAACAATAGAGGGTGCGAGTCCACAGATAGCGGCCACTGCTGAAACTAGGAACACCACACAAGATACAGCACAGCGTGATGTTGCTAATTCAACTTCTCCTGCTGTGGTTGAATCTGGCACTAGCCCGTTGCCTGCTAATCAGCTAACAAAGTTGAATACTAATTCTGGTCCAAATTCCGGAGTCATTCCCAATATCAGCGACAAAGTAGAACCAGCTCTAGAATCAGCACGCCCCGGAATAACATTGACTATCCCTGAGGTTGGAGTAACAGCCAAGAGGATATATCCAGAAGACGTAATAAAAAATACTCCCATACCCAATGTGTTACATCAGTATGCCAGCTATACCTATGGCTTGAGTCTACATCTGCTGACCGCAGAAGAATTTAATAATATAACTGACAAAGGCGAATACACTCCAACCAAGGTGCTTATAGCCAGTGCTGGTAGATACAATAACACACCAGGACCTACTCAATTCACTCGCAGTCCCTATTTCAAAGAAGACTTTTACTTTGACGGATTTGACCTAGATACTGTAATAGGATTGAATGCGGCGTCAAGAAGCACTAATGCTATTAGATATAACTTTACCTTGATCGAACCTTATGGTTTTACGCTTATAGATCGTATTATAAATCTCTGCAACAGTCCAGAGGTAAATTCTCCCAATTATCTAGATCAGCCCTATTTGTTACAGATAGATTTCTTTGGTATAGATGACTCCGGTCAGATCACGGGTGCTATACCTAATACCACCAAGCGCATACCTATCAGATTGTTAAAGATGGATGTAAAGATATCAGCCAGAGGTGCAGAGTATGCGATAACAGGTACACCGTTCAACCACGGTGCATTTGATCTTACCTATGTAAGCACTCCAAAAATTATTGAAGTAGAAGCCAATACCGTAGCAAAATTTTTCCAAAGTGACGAAACTCAAGGTGATACCACAGACACTACCGGTCAAAGAGAATCTGCGCAAGGCGGTATATGGGCCACGAGTGATGGGCGCATCGTCGGTCCTGATGGACAACTTATACAAGTAAACACGCTGAATCAAAGCCTACTCAGCATCAAGACCAAGCGTGAATTAGGCCTATTTAACAGTTTTGGTAGTGCGCTTAATCAACATCAATTAAGCCTACAGCGCGATGGTAAGATAGAATTTCCTGACAAGTATGTTTTTAATTTTGTTGACCCAGAGATAGCTAACAGTCTATTTGTCACTGGAAATTTTTCAACACCTAAAAACGCAGGCATGGTTATCATAAACAGCGGTTCTCAATCGGCCAAAGACAACGCTACCAAAAAAGGTGATCTAGGATTTAACACCAATTCATACAGTCTAGATTCTAGATTATTCCAGATCAATCCTGGTACGTATATAGATCAAGTGATCAATTATGTTATACGTAACAGCGCCTGGGCCGCCAAAGATTTGATCATACCAGAAGACGGAGCAGATGAAAAAACAATTAGGGCCGCGATTGAAAAGAACAAAAATCAGCCATTTTATTGGTGGAAGATAATTCCTTCGATAAAACTAGGTAAGTTTGATAATATCAGGAAGGTCTTTTCAAGGACAATCACCTATACTATACAGAAATATGAAGTGCGTAATTTAAAAGTTCCTTTTGGCCCTCAAGGAACCGCAGGTCAAGCAGAAAATCCACGACCACCAGTAAAATCTTACAACTATATCTATAGTGGAAAAAATAATGATATATTAGATCTCGACATAACATTCAATACTACTTACTACACAGCTCTAACCACATATAGGAATGCACAGGCTAAACTAGCACAATTGGCCACAGCTGGTGAATCTGAAAAAAGCCGAAACACTATCAAAAACAACGTAGGATCAAATCAGGATCCTAATGCTATCATGCCCTTGATCTTTAAACCACAGGTCTCAGATACCAGGGTCACCACTGGTAGTGGTGCCCAGACAGCAGAACAAGTTGCCATGGCAGATCTTGAAGCCAGCCTGTTAGATATGAGCCAAGCAGACATGCTACATGTAAAACTTAAAATCATTGGTGATCCCAGCCTGATCAAACAGGACGATCTATTCTGGACTCCTAAATTAAACTCACAGGTCATCGAAAACAAGGTCAACGCTGATGACAGACTTACTCCTGATGGCAGCATCAAGATGGACGGTGGTGAAGTCTATGTGAATCTCACATTCCGCACACCAGTAGACATAGATGAAACCACAGGCATGATGCAGTTTACCAATGAAAACATCTTAGGACCCATGCAGACCAGTTTGTTTTCTGGATTGTACAGGATACTCAAAGTAAAAAATCAGTTCCGCAGTGGTCAGTTCACACAGGAATTGGAATTAATAAGATTACCAAGGCAGGACAAGCTAGACTACGCTGATAACAAACCGCCTACCAGCGACGAAAGAGGAAATCAAGTGCCTGGTGAAAAAGCCATCTTAGACAACAACACGCTAGGCCCAGACTTTAATACACCAGATTCTGCCAAGAGCTCTACTGCGGAATCTGATGATACGGCTCAGTCAGCACAACAACAGCAAGCAGATAATCGCACTGATGAATCTGATAGAACTAAAGAAGAACAGGAATTAGTAGAAACTCGAGCTCTGGCTCCTGAAGAACCAATAAGTGGTACAACTGAACCTGTAACGGTGCCGTATCCAAGCGCAGATAATAAAATAAACTCTGCAAAAGTAGAATTGAAAACGTCTATAGAAACACGTAATACTGCATCAGCGGGTAGAGATACAGCTGATGCAAACTTTGCTGCAATAAACCAAGAATTTAATTCTGCCAGTGACCCAACAGCATGGGCGCAGAATCCAGCAAATAGAGCAAGATACGAGTCAGCGAGATTGGAAGCAGATGCTGCCGATGCAGCTTATAAGAAAGCACAATCACAAGTTGCTGCGGGCTTTTCAAAAGTAGATATTCTTCAACAGGCAGGAAAATAATCAATGGCAATAGATCAAAGAGCAGGTACCAAGGTAATAAAAAGTCTACGCAGAGAAGAAGCTGGCGCCGCCCGTGTTGATCCCTATCCATATATTGGCATAGTAAAAAATAATCTTGATCCCACACGTAGTGGTCGACTACAGGTTTATATACCAGACCTAGGTGGTGATGAACGAGAGCAAACCAGTTGGAGAACAGTCAGCTATGCTAGCCCTTTCATGGGCTACACAACTAATCCTAACAGCAGTGACAAGGCCAATGCTTTTGAAAGTGTCACACATACCTATGGTATGTGGATGGTACCACCTGATATCGGTGTACAGGTCATAGTATTATTCATAGCCGGTGATCCTCTCCGTGGTTATTGGGTGGCCTGTGTTAACCCTAATCTCAGCCATCACATGTTACCAGGTTTAGCAGGCAGTACTAATGTTGACTTAAATTCAGCTAGTGGCGCCGACCGTACTGGATTCCAAGCAGGAGTCCCTGTTCCAGTCGCAGAGTTTAACGAAAATCTACCTGAAAATATAACTAATCCCGCATTCTATAATTTAAGTAAACCCATACATACTGAACAGTATGGCATACTAAAAGTACAAGGTCTGGATAGAGATCCTATACGTGGTGCTATAAGTAGCAGTAGCCAACGAGAAACTCCAAGTGCCGTGTTTGGTATCAGCACACCGGGTCGGCCACTTGATGCACAGGACCCCGCTAATCCTAAGAATGATTATATCAATAGACTAAACACAGGTACTTTGCCTCCAGATTTCTTTAGGATCAAAAGTCGCAAAGGTGGTCACACATTTGTCATGGATGATGGTGCTACATTAGGGCAGAACCAGTTAGTTAGATTACGCACTGCTGGTGGACATCAGATTCTCATGCATGACAGCAGTAATACCCTATATATTTCGCATAAAGATGGTACCAGCTGGGTCGAACTAGCCAGTGATGGACAGGTTAAAATATTCAGCCAAGGTAGTTTCAGTGTGAGATCGCAAGGTACTATAAATTTACACAGCGATGACAGCATTAATCTCAATGCGGCTAATAATATAAATCTCAATGCAGGAGGTAAGATACAAGCAGAATCCTCTAGAACGACTCTATTAACAGGTAGCCTTTCAATAGAAACCAAAACTACTACAGAATTTAAAATTGGTGGACCTTTCAAAGTAGAAACCGGTGCAGGCATCAGTCTCAAAGCCGCACAGACCTATGCATTAGAAGCCGCACAGATTCTAAACAACAGTGGAGGCACTTTAGTAGTTTCTAGTGTAAATGCATTCAATTTGAAAAATTTACCAGACACATCACGGGATAGTAGCAGTGGTTTATGGGTTAACAAACCCAATCAATTGACTAGCATAGTCACGGTAGCACCCACGCACGAACCATTTGATAGGGGTGAGATAGTGGCATTCTTTAATCCTGAAAATGCCAGCACAGGTATAACCCCTCAAGCAACCTACACAGGCACAGTTGACGCTGTCAAAGGTGTTGCTGGAACTGAAGTTAAGAATCCAGCTGGCACGAAAGATATTCGTGAACAGCTTAAGGTAAATGCTACAGGAACCGTAGGTAATCTCAACAAAGATCAGACGACAGCATATCTAGCACAGGTAGGTAAAAGCGAAAGCGGTGGAAATTATGCCGCAGTTAATCAATTGGGCTATGTAGGCAAATACCAATTTGGTTATCAGGCCCTGATAGATGGTGGTTATGTGAAATCATCAGTGACCAGTTTGGCACAGCTAGATAATCCTAATTCATGGACGGGCAAAGATGGTGTCACTGACAAGAGTGCTTGGTTAAACAATCCCAGCGTGCAGGAATCAGCCATGGTTGAATATACGCAACGTAATTACACGGCCATGGTCAAGAATGGTGCTGTCACCGCTGACATGCCTCCAGAAGAAGTAGGCGGTATGTTGTCTGTGGCTCATTTACTAGGACCAAATAAAGGAACACCTAATCGTCCAGGTGCACTAGGGTGGAGACAAGGATTAGGTGGAGCAGATGCTAACGGTACGACCGGTGACACATATTTCCAGAAAGGCAAGTTTGCTGTCTCAGTACTAGCACCGCAAGTACCCGCAGTTGCCGCAGGATAAATATCTATATGGCTATCATGTATCGTGGATTTAGTACTATCGGGCGCACACGCAAGTACCGCCTGACGGATTTTGAGTTGGTCAAGCAGGATCTGATCAATAATTTCTACATCCGCAAGGGTGAAAAGCTGATGAATCCTAACTTTGGTACTATCATCTGGAACGTGGTACATGAACCGCTTACAGAAGACCTTAAAAGTGTGATAATCTCAGATATCAAAGCCATAGCCGAGTATGATCCAAGGATCAGTATAGATAACGTGGTTATCACTGAGTTTGACCAGGGTATACAAGTAGAGCTACAACTGCGCTATGTCCTAACAAATCAGACTAATTTGTTGAATCTACAGTTTGACAATCAGAACAACACACTTACCGCTGTTTAATTAACTACCCAGTTATTTTTCCTGATAAATACATTATATTAGGGAACTATCGATGGCAATTACCACAAGACAAAGCAGTTTATTAGTCGCAGAAGATTGGACTAAACTATATCAAACTTTCCGTAATGCGGATTTCCAAAGTTATGATTACGAAACCCTGCGCAAGAGCATGGTTGATTATCTCCGAATATATTACCCAGAAGACTTCAATGACTTTATTGAAAGTTCAGAATTTATAGCCTTAATCGACTTGATCGCTTTCCTAGGACAATCATTAGCATTCCGCGGAGATCTAAATGCCCGTGAAAACTTCATCGATACAGCACAGCGCCGTGACAGCGTGCTTAAACTAGCACGCCTGATCAGCTATAATCCCAAGCGCAATATCCCCGCAAGCGGACTGCTAAAAGTTGACTCAGTCAGTACAACCGAAACTGTTTTTGACAGCAACGGTTTAAATCTATCAGGACTAGTAATCAACTGGGCAGACAGTGCCAACGACAATTGGCAAGAACAATTTATAGCAGTGATCAATGCTAGTTTGAACAGCAATCAAGCAGTGGGTAAACCCAGCAACAGCCAGATCTTAAATAGTGTGATCACAGAAGAATATCAGATCAACCTAGTGCCAAATCTTACAGCTACCTATCAGTTTAGCGCCGCAGTTGAAGGTAGCCAAATAGCATTCGAAATAGTAAGTCCAACATCAGCAGGACAGAAATATCTTTATGAATCAGCACCTAGGCCCAACAGCCCATTTAACCTATTATACAGAAACGACAATTTAGGCAATGGCAGCAACAATACAGGATATTTCCTACACTTCAAGCAAGGTGCGCTACAAAACATAGATGTCAACTTTCAAGAAAGCCTACCTAATCGTGTGTATAGTTTAAATGTTAGTAATATCAACAACACTGATGTTTGGGTATATAGCCTAGATAGGAATGGTAATCTCGGCACACAGTGGACACCAGTGCCCAGCGTCGGTGCTACTAACGTTATCTATAACAAATCTACTAACAAGAACATCTATCAAGTCAGCACACGTGCAGGTGATCAGATCGATCTAGTTTTTGGTGATGGCAGTTTCGCAAACATTCCACAGGGCCGATTCAGGATCTACTACAGGGTCAGTAATGGACTCAGCTACAAAATATCACCAGATGAACTCAGAGGCATAGTAATTCCAATCAACTATGTTAGCCGTACTGGTCGCACAGAAACTATCAACATACGTGCTAGCCTACGTTACACAGTTACAAATGCTACCACACGTGAAACAGTAGATGACGTGCGCCAGAAAGCGCCGCAACAATACTACACACAGGATCGCATGGTCACAGGTGAAGACTACAATATCTTACCATATACATTATTCAACAATGTGTTAAAAGTCAAAGCAGTAAATCGTACCAGCAGTGGTATCAGCCGATATCTTGATGTTATCGATACCACAGGCAAGTATTCATCAACTAATATATTCTGCCAAGATGGTATACTGTATCGCGATGATCCCATAGATTCATTTAATTTCAGTTTTAATACTACCAATGATGTCTATAGAGTGATCAACAATCAGGTCAAACCTCTGACATCTTCCAAGGAGATGTTGCAGTTTTTCTACAGTACTTATAATGCTATTAATGCCTCAAATACCTATTGGAACAAGTCACTAGATGATGCAGGCATCACTGGATATTTCTATGACAGTACAGATAATATTCTACAGGTAGGTGATTTTGTAGCTGACAGCAAGAGATATATCAAGCAAGGCAGCATAGTGAAATTTTCAGCTGGTACAGGTAATTATTTTGATGCACGCAATACCATACAGCCGGGTGTGCCAAGCAACAACGGAGACAAATATTTTATCTATGCTCAGATCATACAGGTTTTGGCAGATGGTACCAATGGTGGTCAAGGCAATCTAGACAATGGCAGTGGACCTATAACACTTAATCAGGTAGTGCCAACAGGTGCAGAGGCTGTACGTATATTTCCAGTATTCAATAATAATTTCACTGACGCTCTGACTATCAGCATAGTAGATTACATCAGGGCCTATAAGGATTTTGGTCTGCGCTATGACGTAATAGACAGCGAATGGACGGTAATACAACCCGAAGATCTCAACACAGGAGATTTTAGTTTAGGTAACGCAGGTAATACCGGCGCCGCTGGTCTTGACGCCAGTTGGTTAATACGTTTTCAAGCAGTAGGGCAGACCTATACAGTCTACTACAGAGGACTAGAATATATCTTTGAAAGCGTCCGTGAAACAAACTTTTATTTTGATGACCGTGTAAAAATCTTTGACCCAAGGACGGGATTTACAATCAAAGATCAGATCAAAGTTCTAAAAGTAAATACCAATCCTGATGATAATCAATCATTGGCATTAGACTACATATGGCACATCTATGATAACATCGTAGAAGTTGATGGATACGCTAATTCTAGCAAGATATTAGTCACATTTCCTGACAGCAACGATGATGGTATTCCAGACAATCCGGAATTGTTTGAATTGTTGATAAGTCCAGATACTAATTCTAATCAAAAATATGTCTACTTCCAAAATACCTTTGGGTATGACAATTTCGTCATACAGACACCGGTGAGTAACAGCCTAGTGGTCAGTACTTATGATACATTGACCGCGGCACAGATAGCGGCTACATTATTCCAAGATGGACAATTATTCTATATAGCACCAACTGATACTTTTTATCAACTATTAATCAGTGGTGCGAGTTATACGCTAAATGTTGTTACAGGTTATACTGCCAAAGTTGGCCGCCAAGATCTATATTTCCAATATAGGCACAGCAGTCCAAACAATCGACGTATTGATCCTAGTCCAAACAATATCGTAGACTTGTATATCTTGACCAAAGCCTATGCTACCGATTATCTAGCGTGGATACAGGATACCACAAACACGGTACAAGAACCTATCGCTCCTACCCCAGAAACACTTGGCACAGACTATAGTGCCTTAGAAAAATACAAGAGCATCAGCGATACGATAATCTATAATCCCGCAAAATTTAAACCCATCTTTGGTGATAAAGCCGAAGCTGCACTGCGAGCAACATTTAAAGTTGTTAAAAATGCCAGCGTGGTAGTCAGTGATAATGATGTCAGGACCTCGGTCATCGCGGCCATAAACACATATTTTGATATCGCCAACTGGGACTTTGGTGAAACGTTTTATTTCAGTGAACTATCAGCGTATCTACACAGCGTACTAGCCCCAAATATCGCATCGGTGACTATAGTTCCGACTAGTACCAGTGAAACATTTGGTAGCCTATTACAGATTAATGCTGAATACAATGAAATCATTGTCAGTGCGGCCACAGTCGATAACGTGCAGATTATCACTGCTATTACTGCCGCACAGTTAAATCAAACAGTAGCAGTATAACGAATGATTAAAATCTAACTAAAGAGAACATAATGGCCGCAAGAAAAAGTATAAATTTACTTCCTAATGTATTCAGAACTGATGTCAATGACAAGTTTCTCAGTGCTACATTAGATCAGCTGATTTCTGAACCTTCACTTACAAACCTATATGGATATATTGGTCGCAAATTTGCACCTACATTCGTAGATGGTGATAGTTATATTACGGAAGGATCAGCTGATAGGCAAAATTATCAACTTGAACCAGCTACTATAATAACAGACACAGATGATAATACCACGTTCTTCGCAAGTTATATTGATTTCCTTGACAAGATCAGATACTATGGTGGATTGACAGATGATCACAGCAGATTATTTACTGGTGAATACTACAGCTATGATCCAAGGATCAGCTATGACAAGTTCGTAAACTTTGGTCAATACTATTGGATACCAAATGGACCCCCAGCGGTACAGGTCAATACCAGCGGCGTAGAATTAGTCAAGACATTCCTAGTCACACGCAATGATAATCAAAACGTCTATGATTATTCAGTGGGCGGTATAAAAAACAATACACTGGTACTAGCTCGTGGTGGCACATATACATTCACTGTCAATCAATCAGCAGGTTTTTGGATACAGTCAGAACTAGGTGTCGACGGCCGATTAAATGCGACTCCGACTATCAGCAGCCGCGATGTGCTAGGAGTAGAAAACAATGGTGCCGCATCAGGTGATGTAATATTCCGTGTACCACAGAAAGACGCACAGGATCGTTTCCTTGCTATGGAGTTAGTAGCCACTGTTGATTTTGCAGTTCCATTGGCATACTCTAACTTACAAAATAGACTCTTAAGTGATTTCGTCACTGACTATCCGCAGTATGCAGGACTTACAGGGTCACTAGATGGCAAAACATTGATTTTCGTTGATCAACAGGATCTAACTAATTTTGGTGAAGAGGCCTGGACAGTTTCTGGAGAAACAGACAGCATTTCGGTCGCCTATGACAAGGGTGATGTAGTAGCTGAAGCTGATCGATATGGTATTTGGAAGATACAGCTCATACCTTCAGGTGATGACTTCCTTATCAATTCTTATCCGTTGAATACTGTAGCCATAGATCAAAAAGTCTATGTTAAGTATGGGCTAGTGAATGCTAATCAAGAATTCTACAGAGACTTCACAGGTTTCTTTGAGCGCATGCCACTGATTACCAGCACAGCAGATACGCTTTACATACAAGACGGTGATCGTGGAGATATCTATACCAAGATTAAAATTGTAGATTTTCAAGATTTTAGTATAGATGTCAATGACGACATCCTAGGTCAGATAGACTATACTAGCCCCAACGGTGTTAAATTTACCAGCGGATTAAAAATACAGTTTGATACGGATGTAATTCCTGCAAGTTATCAGAACAATATCTATTACGTTGAAAATGTTGGTGACAGCATAAGATTAGTTGATACTATGCTGCTGGTCACACCAGAATCATTCAATGACGAAATAGCTATTAATTATCCCGTACAACAGATAGTATTAGACTCTGCTACTACTGCGATAATACCTGGTGGTTCAATTATTACCATCGGTGGAATACCTATCGAGACCAACACAGAGATATCCGCAGGATCAATTAAAATTACCACACTAGATTCAGTGATGACCATTACCAAAGACATGACAGTCACGGGAACAGGAATCGCTGATGGCACAACGGTTTATGATGCTTTTGCTGAAACAGTATTTCCTGATTACATCACTATCAAGAGAGACGCATTAGATCTTAATTCTTGGGCTCGTCATAATCGTTGGTTCCATGTTGATGTCATTAAAGCCACAGCAGAATACAATGATGATGTGCTGATATTAGATCAGAGATTACGTGCTCAAAGACCTATCGTGCAGTTTGAAGGTGATCTGCAATTATTCAATCATGGCCGCATAGGTAAGAAATATATTGACATATTAGACACTATTATCACAGACGCTTTCAATCAACTCGAAGGACAGTTAGTAGATGATGGTGGTGCGATCACCTACAATACCGCGGTATCTCCAGCTGAAGTATTCTATGATGGTGTACTAGTTGGTACAACAGACACAGTAAATTTCATAGGTGATGGCGCATTTGGAGTAACGTTATTTGATGGTATGCGTGTGTTGTTTGCCGCGGATGAAGATCCATTGGTCAGAGATAAAATATATGTGGTAAATCTTGTGCAGTTTGAAGTTGATGCATTTGGTCGTCCTACTGGTGCTAAACATATCAAATTGAGTATAGCAGATGACGGTGATGCTGAAGAGTGGGATTCTGTGGTAGTTAGGCTAGGACAATACAAAGGCAGTGCTTGGTGGTACAATGGTTCGCAATGGTTAGAAAGCCAGCAGAAAACAGGACTACAGCAAGATCCTTTATTTGATGTCTATGACGCCGATGATAGGAGCCTATCTGATACAGATTATTACCCTCGTAGCACATTTGCTGGTACTAAGGCATTTGGTTATCAGCGTAATGCCAATGGATCTACTGATCCGGTTTTAGACTTTGCCTTAGGCTATAGGAGTTTCCAAAGCCAAGGTGATATCCTGTTTTCAAATTATTTTAACACCGACACATTTGAATACGTGGTCGGCCAGACGACATTTACAAAAAATATCAGCATAGGATTTTTGCAAAACATAGTTGATAGGATCACTACCAGTCCCAAGAATACCTGGCGTACGGTAGTAGAACCTAGCCGCCAATATCAAGTGATGAGTTTTGTCTACGATGGAATCAATAGTTCATTCGCACTAGACGTCACACCAAATAGTCAAAATGTACATGGTACGACTAACACTATACCATATGTTAAAGTCTATAAAAATAAAAAATATCTGTTACAGTCCGAGTGGACGATCAGCATAGATAACAAGATAACCTTAGCTACTGAACCAACTGAAGGTGACATAATTGATGTTGAAGTTTATAGCTCACAAGTAAGCCAGTCTGGTTATTATCAAGTACCATTGAATCTGGATCTGAATGCACAGAACATTGACGTCAATGATCTCACCCTAGGACAGATCCGTAATCACTTGGTTGAGCTCAGCAGAAACAGCACCAATCTCGATGGAGATGTGTTGGGTCCTTGTAATCTCAGAGACATTGAAATCAAAGCACAAGGCGGTACTATACTGCAACACAGTGCACCACTACCTTATGCCGAATTATTCTTGCTAGATCCCCAAGCTAACTTCATAGATGCAGTAAAATTAGCACAGCGAGAATACACTAAATTTAAGAACAAGTTCCTTGAACTAAGTTCTAGCTTACCAGGCATAGATCCTGATGATCCTGTAGCCAGTGTAGATCTTATACTAGCACAGATCAATCTAAATAAAACGCCTACATTACCTTGGTTCTATAGTGATATGGTACCCTATGGAACACTAAAAAATATCATAACTTATACGGTATTTGATCCATTGGTGCTTAGTTATGAAATCACTTCAGTATTTTCATCTGTGACTTTGAGTAATCGAGCAGTGTTAGTCTATCTAAATGATCAACAATTAATTTTAGGGATTGACTACACATTTGACACAGACAGACCTGCTGTTACATTTAACGACGTATCCATCACTTTAGCAGTTGATGATGTCATAACCATAGTGGAATACAGCAATACTGATGGTAGTTTCGTACCAGAAACACCCAGCAAGCTAGGCACATATCCTAAATTTAAACCAGAAATCGTAGCAGATGACACCTATAGGACTACAAGAAATGTCATACGCGGCCATGATGGTAGTATAACTCCAGCCTTTGATGACTATAGAGACGATTTCCTGCTGGAACTAGAAAAACGTATATACAATAACATCAAGCTACCCGACACTGGATCTTACAGAGACATCTACAGCCTATTGCCAGGTAAATTCAGAGACGATGGATATACCTACAGTGAAATGTGGAGCATTCTCAGCAAGAATTTCTTAACCTGGGTGGGCAATAATAGGATCGCAGATTTTACATCAAATGACACGTTCCTGAGCAATGATGGATTCACTTGGAACTACTCGAGATTCGTTGATAGGATAGACGGTGAATACATGCCGGGTAGCTGGCGTGCAGTTTATGAATATTTCTATGACACTATATATCCACATACTCGTCCATGGGAGATGCTGGGATTTACAACTAAACCTGATTGGTGGGAAGACTACTATGGACCAGGACCTTATACTGGTGGAAACAAACTCTTATGGGATGATTTAGAAGCGGGTCTCATACGTTTTGGAGATCGTGCAGGAACAGACATCGACTATGCCCGCCCCGGACTATCAACCATAATTCCTGTAGATGAAAATGGATACTTGTTGAATCCAGCCCAGGTCATAGCTAAAGCTACCAATGGCAAATATGCGGCTACATCGTGGTCAGTAGGACAGCTAGGTCCAGTTGAATGGGCATGGAGGACCAGCAGCGAGTTCCCATTTGCAGTGCAACAGGCCGTGGCCGTAGCTAAACCTGGTATGTATTTTGGTCAGTTCATTGACACATATCAAGTACGATACAACAGTGAACTTGGACAATTCTTAACGCAGGATAATCATCATTTAAGGCAAACAGACATTACCTATAATGGTGATAGTTCATCGGGGGCTGTGGTTAGGAGCGCAGGATATCTAAACTGGATCGTAGATTATCTGCGTAATCTAGGAATAAATCCCGGCACTAAGATAACACCTATGCTGGAAAACTACAGTGTTAAATTAGCCTACAAGATGGCAGGATTTAGCGACAAGAAATATCTACAGATCCTAGCAGAGCAAAGCAGTCCTACCAGCACCAATGCCAGCATCATGGTACCAGAAGAAAACTATGATGTGGTTCTATACAAATCAACACCTGTAGACAAGATCACCTACAGTGCTGTGATATTAGAAAAAACCACTAATGGATTTACCGTAAGGGGCTATGATCTAAATAGTCCGTACTTTACTATCATACCAAGTGTAGTTAATAACAATGCCTACAAGATCACTGTGCTAAACAGTTCAGGAACCGTATTCAACGATTATCGAAAAGTTAAACTAACGGTGCCATATGGGTATGAATTTAAGAACAAGCAACAGGTAGTAGATTTTCTTATCAGCTACGAAAGATATCTCATAGCACAAGGCTTTACGTTTAATGATCGTGACGGCGATCTTGGTGAAACACGAAATTTTAAATTGTCAGTAAAAGAATTCTTGTTTTGGGCACAGCAGGGCTGGAAGACAGGCACCTTGTTGGTTATGAGCCCAGTTACGAATTCGATCACGCTGACCACAGTTGGTAACATAGTAGATGAGATAACCGACAGCCAGCATGGTAGCAAGATCGTAGATCAAAATTTTAATTTAGTTAGGAATACTGGTTATCAGATATTACGTAGTCCTACGGGATTTAAAGTCACGCTTGCAGATGACAACGTGCTAGGTCTAGTAGAACTTAATCTAGTACAATATGAGCACGTGCTGACATTTGACAATACCACCGTATTCAATGACGTCATCTATAAACCAGAACTAGGTAATAGGCAATACCGGCTTAAACTAATAGGCCAAAAAACTGCAGCCTGGGACGGTAGCCTATATGCGCCAGGATTCGTTTATAATAGTGAAACTGTACAGACGTGGCAATCAGGAAGAGATTATCTTAAAGGCGAGTTGGTATTATTTAAAGACCAATACTACGTAGCACTGGTTAATGTACCAGCGGCAGTAGAGTTTGATTTCACTACCTGGAAACTATTAGCAGCCTCTGAGATCAAAACTGGTCTTCTAAGGAATTTTTCTACCCTAGCAGTGGGTTCGCAAAGTTTCTATAACAGCTATGGTGATCTGCGTGATAACGATCAACTAGCATACAGTCATGGATTGATAGGATTTAAACCTAGGCAGTATCTCAGCGATCTAGGCGTAAGCGACACCACTCAAATTGAATTTTACAAGGGTTATATCAGGCAAAAAGGATCTACTAATGCAGTAGATGCCTTGACCAAAGCCGGTTTTAATAATCTATCTGGTAATATCAGCCTTTATGAAGAGTGGGCAGTGCGTACAGGCGAATATGGTGCACTTACTTCTAATCCCTATATAGAAATTGCTCTAGATGAACGTGCATTCAGCGTGAATCCAGCTGTAGCAGAATTTGTTGATACCGGTGACAGTAATCTTGGTGATGGGGTAACCATATTTAATAAATCACAACTGTATAGATCCACAGATGCATTTGATGGAAATATAGCGATTAACAGAGATGATTACAGTGATTATGACAATGATATCCTTACAGCTGGATACGTAAATCTAGAAGACGTATCAACTACTATTTTTGATATCGCTGATTATGCTGAACTAAATGATCAGCTCGCAGACATTGGCAACGGATATACTATTTGGTGTGCCAGAGATTTTTCAGGTAAATGGAATGTCTATAGGGTAAGTGAAACAGCAACGCAGGCAACTACGCTGACAAATGCACTTGATGGTTACATAACCTGGACCACAGATAGACCGCATGGATTGGCAGTAGATGATGTGTTCTTGATACGTGGATTTAACGACAATTTCAATGGTTTTTATCAAGTTTATAGCGTGCTTGATCTCAATAGAGTTACAGTAGTATACCAAGGAAATCAAGATAATTTAAATGATCTCAATACTCTAAGTGGTCAAGGTATTTTATTTGTGCTTAAGAGTCTACGATTCAGATTCATGGAAGATTCGCGAGTGTTTGGATTAACTAATCCACTTTATAGATGGCGAGTGGGTGAAAAAATCTGGATAGATGAAGATGCGGCTACAGATAGCATACAAGGTCAACCGTATAATACTCCTAGCGGCGGATGGAAAGTTTATGAGAAAACTGAACCATGGTCATATAATCAGACTGTTATTAAATCTAGTGGTGAATACAAGACCAATGATGGATTTGGTACCAGCGTAAAATTAAGCTATGATGGATTGCTAGCTGTAGTAGGTAGTCCACAAGCCAATAGTACTCCATATTATAGTGGTGGTGTAGAAGAAATTACTGGTCGCGTAAATACCTTTGATAAGAACTATGTAGATGAATTTGTCAATGGATTTACCTTATTACCGACAGCAGGTAATGCAGTAGTAATCAATAGAGAATTTGGTTACAGTGTTGACCAGGCTATAGGCAAGGTCGCAGTTGGTGCTCCCGGCAGTTATGCTAATATAGGATTAGTTTACATTTACGATAGAATTTCAGGTACTACTGATTTCAGTAAACCTCAAGTCATATGGTCAGGCAATGCTATATATGGAGCCGGAGATAGATTTGGTGCAAGTATTTCCTTTGATGAAAACGGTACATGGTTATATGTAGGTGCTCCAGGAAATGATCGTGTTTATGTTTATGGATTAAACAAATATGTTTCGTCACAGCAACAGGTTATATCTGTAAACAATCGTAATATAATTCGTTTAAATGCAAATGTCTCTGTTGCTGATTTATCCTATATTTCTAATCCTAACACAGGTGCATTAGCAACAGTATATTCATCAGGAAATACATTCCTTGGATCAACATGGGGTGCTAATATTGTTGTTTCGACCTTAACAGGATTTACTGAAGGTAATACAGCTGCGAATATCTATATCAATAATGTTGATTCTGGATTGTATGCTAATATATTGTTTACTGTATCAAATACCAGCACCATTACTACTAGCTTTACTCCTGACATAACTAATACGGCAGAATCACTGTTAGTTACAAATTCTAATAGAATATTCATTCCTAATTTAGATTACACTTTAAGTGGTAGTGTTATCACATTCACTGGTAATATAGCACAAGATGTTTATGTAATTACACAGCAACCCTATTACACACTATCAAATACTATCCAAGGACCGAGTGGTAGTGATTTTGGCTATAGCATGGACAGCAGTTTGGATGGTGCACAGCTAGGTGTGGGTGCACCAAGCGCCAATGTCCTTGTTGGCAATGCGTGGATACAAGCCGCAGGCTCTGTATACGTTTATGATAGGGTTATAGAAGCCTTTGAATCTACTGGCTTATTAGATTATACTGCGACTGGAACTATTGATATCGTACACCGAGTAACCATTGATAATATTGAAGTAACTAATTACACAATACCTGGTGGCATAGGATCAAACACCATACGATTTATTAATCCTCCTGCACTTGGTAAGACAGTCTATATTGAAACCAATCAGTTTAATCTACTAGAACAACTAGTGGGTGTTGACAGCCTCGAAGGTGGAACAGATGCCATACACGCCAACGCGGCATTTGGTACTGATCTAACTATCTGTAGCAATAACTGTGCGATATACGTAGGCGCACCATATTATAATGCTGGCACTAATTATAACACTGGTGCTGTGTGGAAATTCCATAACAGGGGCAGATTGTATGGTACTAATAACGGTTACACAATAAATCCAATCTTCACACCTGGAGACACATTACGCTTAGATAACTTTGAAATAACAGTTCAAGGTCGATTGATGCCAACGATTTTTGATGCAAACACAGCATCAACGATTTCGGGTATTCCATTGATATATGTCAGTGCTAACATTCTGGCATTAAGCAGTAACATAGTCGCCAACGTTGGTCAGGTAATCAGTCAAAATCTTGGTAGTGGATACTATGCTAATGTGATTGTGTTGGCAAATACTACTCCAAATAGTAGTAATACAGTTGTAGGATCTAAGTTTATCACGGTAGGCGGCAATATTAGACTTAGTGGACAATTAACAGCCAATGTATTTAACTATGGGCCTGGCAATGTAGTGACATTGTATGCTAACATCGGTAGCGGGTATAGTGGTACTGTTTCTACTGCTTATCCAATGGCCAGCTTAGATAACCTAATTAAAGATATCAATGATGCCGAATTGCTAGGTATAACCGCAGTAAACGAAAACGATACATTGAGATTAAATTCTAACAAGACAGTAGCTAAAAATTTACTGCGAGTATTAACTGGCACTAATCGTGCAGACAGTGTTGGTGTATATGCCGCAGCAGACATGAAGATATTTGCATTCATGCAGATCATCGTAAACCCATATAACACCCCTGGCGAATATTTTGGTAATAAAGTCGTGCTAGCACAAAATGCCTATATGTTGGTCATCGGCAGTGAACGCGGTACTACTAGATCATATTTAACATTAGATGAAGCAACTACTACATTAGATCAAGACAGTACGAGATTCTTTGACGCTACTTTGGGCAGTGGTAGTGTTTACATTTATGAACTATATGATGATCCACGCGACGAAGTTGAAGATCCGGGCCGTTACGCTTTTGCACAACAATTAAAACTTCCTAATATAAATCCTGATGATTCCGATGATGAACTAAACACAGGAGATAGATTTGGAGCGGCTATTGATATCATTGGTACTAATATCATTGTAAGTGCTCCTGGTGACGATACATCATTGATCGATGCTGGCAGCGTGTATATTTTTGCTAATCCTACTCTGACACGCGGATGGAATCTCATACGCTATCAACAAGATAAAGTAGATGTTGATAGTGTAAATAGGATCTATTTGTACAGTAATCTGACCAATACTATCTTGACTAATTTGGAATTTATTGATCCAGCTAAAGGCAAGATCTTAGGTATAGCTGATCAAGAAATCTCCTATAAAACAGAATATGACCCTGCCGTATACAATCGAGGATCGAATGCTAATCAAAATTACTATTGGGGAGCGGAACAGGTCAATCAAGTTTGGTGGAATCTCAGCCAAGTTCGCTTTGTTGATTATGAACAAGCTAGTCTAACATATCGCAGCATTAATTGGGGTAGACTATTCCCCGGCAGCATAATTGAAGTTTGTGAATGGGTAGAATCCCCAGTTCTACCTAGCCAATACGTTGAGGCAGGGTTTGATGGTGTGCCTAAGTATGCTGACGACAGCCAATATGTTGAGATAGTACGTGTTGATCCAAATACCAACATCATCGGCAGCAGATATTATTTCTGGGTGACTAATAAAACCAGCCTAACTGGTAATGATCCTAAACGCACACTACCAATACAATCAATAGCAAACTATATCAGTGATCCTAAATCACAAGCTATCGCCTATGCCGCCATCATAAAGAAAGATGCTATCATACTTTACAACGTAGGTAACTACTTATCTGCGCAAAACACTATCCTGCACTTGGATTATGACCTACTTAAAAATACCAATGTCATACACAGTGAATACGAACTTATACAGAAATCAAATCCAGTCAGTCTTGTACCTGAAAAGATCAGCAACAAGATGATAGACAGTTTGGCAGGACTTGATCTATTAGGTCGCATAGTACCAGATCCTAGGCTCAACATAGCTGATAGATATGGTACCGCAGTAAGACCAAGACAGAGTATGTTTATTGATCGCCTAAGGGCCATGAGCGATCTAATAGAATACGTTAACAGCATATTGATCGCTAAACCTATAGCAAGACAGTATAATCTCACAACGCTAGGTGCTGAAGAAGATCAACCTAGCATTAAATTAGGTGAATATGATATCGCAGTGGCTACAGAAGAAGATCTAAACTATATCGATACTACACTGCTGTCAGCAGGCTATAAGGTACTAGTAGAGCAAAATACAGTGCAGGATAATCTCTGGAGCCTGCACGAACTACAGTCAGATGGATCTTGGGATATCATAAGGATACAGAGTTATAAATCTAGCCTTTATTGGGAATATATAGATTGGTATGCTGAGGGATTTAGTGAAGACGAAGTTATCGAATATGTGGTAGAAACACTTCCTGACGCACTTAAACTGCCGGTCGCAGTGGGGGATGAAGTCTTAGTAAGGGTTAATAACAGCACAGGTGGTGGATTTAATCTGCTAACAGTATTGGACGACAGAAGTTTTAGAGTAGTTGGTATTGAAAACGGCACAGTGCAATTAAAAACAAGCCTAAGTAACTTCGCAGACAATGGTATTGGGCTAGGTAATCAAGGATTTGATTCTAGCAGATTTGATCAGAGTCCAAATATAGAAATACGCTATATCATCGAAGCCTTAAAAAATGATATTTTCGTTGATGAATTACAAGGAGAATACAACAAACTATTCTTCGTGATGATGAACTACCTGTTCAGTGAACAGAAATATGTTGATTGGATTTTCAAGACCAGTTTCATCAGCATCACACATTATCTGAGATCACTGATCCAACCAGCTAACTATGTTAAGGATAATATTACCTATTATGAAAATTACATAGAAGAAGTCAAACCCTATATCACTAAGATACGTGAATACTTGACCAGTTACAGTGGGGATGACCTATTTAAAGGCAGCATTACCGACTTTGACCTAGCACCATACTACGATCCAGATACTAAAATATTCCGCAGTCCAGATGGCACGTTCATTGAAAAAGATCGACAATTATGGGCCACTGGTTATCTAATATCAAATGGTGCATTAATTAATCAAGATTACCCTCAATGGTATCAAAATAGAAATTTCTATGTCGATGAGATCATCATCACTAATCCAGGTAGCGGCTATACCGCAGAACCAACTATCACAATTACTGGCGGTGGCGCAAATGTACAGGCTACTGCCTTAGCAGAAATAGACGGAGATACCGGTGCTATTACCAGCATCACTGTCTTGACTCCTGGTAACGGCTACTACCTAACGCCAACAGTTATCATAAACGGATCAGCGACTGAAGCCGCAACTGCTTATGCTGTGTTACGCAATGATCAATTAAGGACATTTGATACTACGCTTAAATTTGATCGCGTCAGTTATGGGACTACAGTCGAACAATGGTCTGCTAACAGCTATTTTGTCGCTAATACTATAGTCAGCTACGAAGGACAGGGCTATAGGGTGAAAGCTAATCTGACCACCGGATCAACTTTTGTAGTCAGTGATTATGCCGCATATCCAGCTAATAGTTTTAATAATGCCAACGATCGCATCATGGCCTACTATGATCCAACTAATACGATGCCAGCCAAAGACCTTAATCAATTGATCTATGGCATTGAATATCCTGGAGTCAAGGTACAGGGATTAGATTTCAATCAACAACCTGGATTTAGTGGCGAGATCCGTGCTAATATTACATTTAATACAGCAATATCTGCAGGTGTTGGTGATGTGATCACACAACCTGAAGCAGATATTATATTAAACTTTAGTAATGTCATTACTGCTAGCATTGGACAGACTATCAGCCAATATCAAGGTCCAGGGATATATGCCAATGCTGTAGTATATGGTAATACTATGTCTAATGGTGCGACACAGGGTAACATAACGAGTTCACTCACTGGTTATTTCCTCAAGACCACAGGATTTACTTTTGACACCACGAATCAAATATTTGTTGATGACGTAAGGCAATTTAGTAATGTATTTGTAGCTAATGCATGGTCAAATATAGCTGTTAAACCAATATCATCTACCGTAGGTGGAATAACGTCGGTTGAAGTCGCAGTACCCGATGCGGCTATCACAGTAACAAGGATTTGGTCTAGCGCTAAGATTCAAGGTACTATTAATACATCATCAGATTTCCTAGTAGGTAATGTTGCTAACTCTAGCATAAGGAACGGAAACATCAAGATAGGCAGCACATGGGTGACTGCTTATCCTATCAACGTTGATTATGTCAGCACTACGGCAGGTACACCATTTGACAGTGGCGATTACGATAATATTGACTATGACGAAGATGGCAATCCAATAGTCAGTGAAAATAGTATTGATACTATTATCCGTAGTACTTACTTAGACACCGCATTAGGCACACGTGCAGAAGACATTGACGTAGATGGCGGTGCTTATGTTGACACATATTCAAGTCATGCTCCAGAAGAGCTAGTTCCTGGCAGGACCTACGATACCTTAGACATGCGTGTTTATACTAAGATTAACAGCAATGTTGATGTGATTGGTTATAGAATATTTGATAATATGGTAGATGACGTCAGTTATCTACGTATTGCTGATAATTTTTCTACCACATTAACGTCTGCATTGTCGTCAATTGCTACCAGTATATCAGTGGCCAATGTGGCACTGTTAGCAACCCCTAGTGTGTCATCTAACACTCCTGGGGTGATATTTATTGGTGCTGAACGTATTACCTACTGGACTGTAAATACCGCGACTAATACTCTAGGTCAAATCCGCCGTGGCACACAAGGTACTGCTATTCCTACTACACACCCCAATGGTAGTGTAGTAATTGATGGTAGTACTAGACAACTAGTACCAGACTCAGATCATAGCAATATTACCTTAACCGTTACTAACACCTATACGGTTACTGATACTATTAGTTACAATCTGAGACTAAGTGGAAATGTTTCAGCTAACGTTGGTGATATCATCACACAAACTACATCGGGAGCAAATGTAACTGTAATTGGCACAAATTTAATAACATCATCGCTATTAGTAACTTATAACAGCGGTGAGTTCAATTACTCAAATGTTACTGTACAACTAAGCGGTAATCTACAAGCCAATGTTGGCAACTATATTACACAAACTAGTTCAGGTGCTAATCTACAGATTGTAGCAACTAACGCAGGCGGCACTAATGTTCTAGCACGGTATACCACAGTAACACAATTGATAACAGGTTCAGGCAATCTTAAACTAAATGGTACTAATGTTGGTGTGTATTCGACCAGTGTTGCTGTTACACCATTGACTACTTCAAATCTAGCTATCAACGGAGTATATTCTGGAGTTTATCCTTATGCCAGACAGCAGGCAGGATCTGCAGATATAGTAACAGCAGGTGGCAATGTTACAGTTGGGGCAGGAAACATATTAATCACAGCTCGATCATGGTATAATTTGGGTACTGCTAATATTGCTACAGATGGCACAGGATTTGATGGGGCAATTACTAATGCTGTATTATTTTTAAAACAAGCAACAGCTAATAATTTAATAGTAGCATCTATCCCAGATGAGTTAGTCACTGAAGATGCGATAAATACACTAACTACAGAAGATGGAAATACAATAATTGAGGAAGATCAGTAATGTCAACGATTAAAATAACTGGATTAACTAGCTCAGGAGCAATAGTAGGTAATGTTATATTACCAATGGTTGGTAATGTTGCTGGCACACTTACTACGCTCAGAGGAACGGTAGATCAGCTGAAGACTTTTATCACAGCCGGTGCTGAAGCAAATATACTAGCGGCCAATGCTGCCACTATTTTTGCTAACACTATAATGAAAAGTTATGTTGACCTAGCCAACACTATACAATCAGCTCAACTTACTTCTGCAAATATTGGTATTATTGGTTATGTAGATAATTCGGTATCAACTGCTAACTTAGGAATGAAGGGATATGTTGACAGCGTAGCTAATCAATCAATCTACGGTAACGGTAATGTTACTTCTTATACTGTGTCAATGGGCTTTACTAATTTTAGTAATGTTAATGTGTCGGCACTGATAACAACAAATGGATTAACAAACTACAGCAACGTTAACACCAAAGCCTATGCTGAGTCAATGGGCTATCAAAACTTTGGTAATGTAAATGTTGCGGCTTACGTGACCACAGCTAACTCAGCAGTAATTGGATATGTAGACAATGCAGTATCTACTGCTAACGTAGGTATGAATGGATTCGTCAATGCAGTGATAGATGCTGTAAATGTTGCTAACATTGTGGTCACACAGTCTATAGTTTCTGCCAACGTAGGTATGAAAGGTTATGTTGACAGCCTAGTGGGTGGTGGTAGCAGTTATGGCAACGGTAATGTTGCCAGTTACTTGATATCAACACGAGTGTCCGTCGCTAATATCAAACTTGAACCAAGCGGCAATATAACATTCGCTGATGGCACAACACAAACCACAGCAGCCTCAGGTGGTGGTAGTAATTATGGTAATGCTAATGTCACTGCTTATACAGTGTCAATGGGCTTTGCTAACTTCAGTAATGTAAATGTCAAAGCATATTCTGAGTCCATGGGCTATCAAAACTTTAGCAACGTAAACGTAGCGGCCTATGTGACCACTGCTAATTCAGCGGTTATTGGCTACGTAAACAATCAAGTATCAACAGCTAATATTGGCATCATTGGATATATTGACTTAGGTAATACCATACAATCAAATCAGATCTCATCAGCTAACCTAGGTATGAAAGGGTATGTTGATAACGCTATTACAACCATCACAGGCGGTGCACCAGCAATATTAGATACCTTGGGCGAATTAGCAAATGCACTCGGAGCAGATGCAAATCTATCAGTGACATTAACTAGTTATATTGGTAATGTTAATGCTAACATAAGCACAGCCAATCTTGGCATGAAAGGGTATGTTGATAGTGTTGCTAGTCAATCATTATATGGCAATACTAATGTTTCAGCACTAATAACAACCAATGGATTAACTAATTATAGCAATGTAAATGCCAAAGCCTATACTGAATCTATGGGTTATCAAAACTTTGGTAATGTTAATGTTGCAGCTTATGTGACCACAGCCAACTCAGCCGTAATTGGTTACGTAGACAATTCTGTACTGACTGCCAATGTTGGTATGAAAGGCTATGTTGACGCTGGTGTCATATGGTCCATATCGGCCTCTGGTACGTCAGACTATGTATTTTCTGGACCTGGTATAGTCGCTGGCAATACCAATGATCCTGTGCTGTATCTTTATAAGGGATTGACTTATACTTTTATCAACACAACTGGAGGGTCACATCCATTTGCCATCAGAGTAAGCAATGGAGGTGCTGACTATACCAGTGGTGTTAGTGGTAGTCAAACCGGTACACAGACATTTACAGTGCCTATGGATGCACCTTCGACTCTATATTACCAATGCACAATCCACGGTGTTATGGGCAATACGATCTATATAGGATCAATTGATAACAACTATTCAAATGTCAACGTCAAAGCCTACACTGAAAGCATGGGCTTCCAAAATTATAGTAATGTCAACGTAGCGGCATTGATAACTACAAATGGATTAACAAACTACAGCAATGTCAACGTCATAGCTTATCTAGCAGGTAATATTACTGTGGGTAACATCGCAGGCAGTGTCGACGGTTACAGCATTGGTTACAGAGATGTTCCACAGATCACAGTGGCTAACTTGACATTGATCGCCAGTGACGCAGGCAAACACTACTATGGTGCTAATACAAATCCAACCACTATAACCATTCCAACTAATGCCAACGTGGCATTTGGCAACGGTACTGCTATCAGTATCGTCAATCAAGGCACAGGTAATATCACTGTTGCTAATGCCGCAGGTGTTTCGCTTTACCTAGCAGGTAACTCAACAGCAGGCAGTAGAACACTTACCAGTTATGGTATGGCGACACTAATTAAAGTCCAAGTCAATACTTGGTTTATCAATGGTAGCGGAGTAGTTTAACGTGGCCGGTATAATGATGGGGTTAATGAATAATGTTCAACCTCAGAACGTTGTGGTTGTAAATTATACACCACTTGCGGGCAGTTTGCAGTTCAACGGCTCCACCCAGTATCTCAGTATGAGTCCAGGCTTTGCATTAGGTGCCGGCGC